TCCGAGACGATGCAGCTGCCAGGCTGCATGAACGCCTCGTTTTCCATCTGATTGATGCCGCGCGTCGGTGCCGGCAAGGTGGTCGGGCGCAGCGCCTGCGCGAATTGCTGATCCACCGGCTGGCGGCGGAAGGCGACATGCCTGCTCATGACGGCAACGGCCAGGGATACGCGATCCCGCGCGAGTAGGCAGATATCGGCGCACGGTCGATGATGATCGGCATCGGCTTGTTGGAACCCATGGCGATCGCCATGGCATCGGACCAGGTGCCCATGTCTTCGGCGTAGGGCGAGCCCTTGCCCTGCTTCCAGTCGAAGATCATGCCGAGCTTGAGCACGCGCTCATCGAGCCGATAGGTGTCGGCGTCGTTCATGAATGTGTCGCCGTATCCGCCGGAATTGAGCGCAATGCTGTTCTTGTCGAGGTAGGAAAAGCTTGCTGTTACCCCGGCTCCCATGGCCGGCCAGATCAGGATCTGGTTGCCGAGCAGCGTCCACTCGCCCCAGGCGTCATTCCACGCCATCATGCGCCGCTGTAGCCATTCATCGGTGTCGGCGATGTAGCGCATCGGCTGCATTGCCGACGTCGAACGCCAGACGCTGGTGTTCAGCAGCATGCGCCGGTAATCGGACGGCAGGTTGAACGCGGTCGTGACCCCGTCACCGGTGTAGGTCACTGACTTTTTCAGTTGGGTCCATTCGCGGGTATCGGTGGCAATGCGCTGCGCCATCTCATTGGCGCAGGCCAGCATCTCGCGCATGGTACGGTTGGCGTTGATCCCGGGAACGACCGCGCCCGGCACGCTCACGCCGACCCGCGCGCATACCTCCTGCACCACCGTGAGCAGCGTCATCGACGCCCCCACTGCCGCGGCAAGACCGGATATTGCGCCGGGCCACCCCATCCCTGCATACGCGGATCGGGCGGCATGTCGATGCCTTCCAGCGTGGCATCGCGCAGGCGTGCCTGGTGCTCTACGGCGCGCCCCCATCCTGCTAGATCATCCTGCGGCGAACCGAGATTTCTCCCGTACGTTTCCGGAGTAAATATTCGCATTAGCGCATCAGTAATCCGGTCGCGCGCGTCCATTTCATGCTGCCTTGCTGGGCTTGGCCTCGATCGCCATCCGGGTCAGTGTCTTGCGGTTGGGATTGCCTTGCGGCTCATGCCCAGTATGGACCTTGATGTACTCGCGCAGCTGGTCGCTGGTCATTTCGTCGAACTGGTCGCCGGCGAGCTCGGCCGCCTTGCGCGCCGCCTCGAGATCTTGCTCGAGCGCCATGTTCTTAGCGCGCATCGCGTCGAGTTCGGCGGCCATGATGGTGTTCTTTGCGTTGTCCTTGGATCCGGCAAGGTATTCCACCGCCTGGTTTTTCTGCTCGCGGCCGCCGATACCAAGGTTTTTCAGTTCCTGGCCGTCGATCGCGGCAAGCTGCTCAACTGTGTAGATGTTTTGTGCGCGCAGCTCGGCGCGGCGCCCGGTGGTAATGAACGGGGCGTAGTCAAGCGGCGTGCCGGATTTGGTCTGCGCGGCGTGCGCGCAGAACTGCTCGTACTGGCGCGGAAACCGCTGCGCGTAGGTGATCTCGGTCTGCGTCCCGGAGTATGGATCGATGCGCCAGTGCGAGCGGGCGTGCGCCGGATAAGTGCCGTAATTGCGCGATCCCGGCAAACGGATATCGCACACCTCGACGTCGTCGAAGATCGGACGACCTTCGGCGACGCTCTTCGCCTCGTTTCTTTCCGCGTGCAGGCGGAACAATACAACGAGTGAAGCGTCAGGATCGCGCGGATCAATAGCCATAGCTTCGCCTTTCTCTGCGCCGGTCTGAGCGGCTGTGGTTAGTCCGGGACCGTCGCCCTAGGCTTGTCCTAGCGGTCGGGGACGACGGCCCCGGGTATTCGAAGGCACGGTCGGGTTGAGGACGCCATGCCTTCGAAATTGCATCAGGAGCCAGGTACGCTGTCGTACATTCTCCAGTTGAACAGCGGATTGGTCATGGTGAGCTCACCCATCCATCCGATGAACTGCGCGATTGCGTCCTTGTCGATCGGCATCTGCCCATCGCCATCGAACAGCTTGTCGAAATTGCGATTAGGATGATAACGAAGCCGGAAGCTGTCGGTATTCAGGCCAAAGGTCGTGTTGGCCGGCATGTTACTTCCGATGCCGCCGTCCAGCACGATTTCGGCTCGCTTTCCGCCGCCGATATACTCGAGTGCGCTAAAGCCAAGCTTGCCGAGCGAGGTTTCGTTGGTCTGACGTTGTATTGCGATGGTGGCCGCATCGTATGCCGCGTAATGCTCCGGGCTCATGATCAGCAGATCGGCGTAGTCCCGTCCGCGTGACTGCTTGGTCATGACGTAGTTGAGCATCGGACGGACCGTGGTCGAACTGACCTGAGTGCTGCCCGACAGGAACGAATGCGCGTCGTAGGTTTTGGTCTGCCAGATCGTGGCGTTCGCCCGGTCGATGCCGCCGTAAACGCCGCTGTTCACCGTGATCGGCACCGCGGTTGCCAGGCCGGTGATCTGCTTGCCGCCGTTCGCCGTGCCGTCGCTGTAGATGCCGGCGTCCATGGCATCCTCGAGCGCTTTCTCGGCCGCCGCCATATAGGCGTCGAACACGTCTTCGATCTGGTTTTCACCTTCGTTGTTCAGGATCTCCTGCATCGAAAGCACGATCGGCACCACGACCATCTTCGGGTCATAGTAAGCATCGTTGAACAGATCGATTGCTGGGTTCAGCAATTGATCGTAACCGCTGTACCATTGCGCAACCTGCTTGCCGATCTGCAGCGTCTGGCGAATGCGCGGCCCGCTGTAGGTCTGCCACAGCCCTTTGCGGCGCATCACCGCAAGTAGGGCGTTGTTGTTCGACACCAAGTCCTGGTATCCGCTCGAGCGGTCTTCCACCGCCATGCTCAGGATCTGCTGATAGGCTGCAGCAGTTGTGACGTTCGGCACGGAATGCCTCCACGATTAACGGTTGTCAGAGCGAGCCGTTGACGCGCTTGATCGCGTTCGCAATGGCCTCGCGGCGGCCGACCGGCTTGCCGTTGCTGCGCCGCTGCGCTCCGTTCGGAGCGGTGGCGGGTGCGCCATGGATACTGCGGTCGGGGTCTGCGGTACGGGTCTGAGCCGTCGTGGAAGTGCGGGTCTGAGCCGCTGTGGCCGGTCTTAGCAGTTCGGCGCGCCGGTACGCCGTGTCGAGGTCGAAGCCAAGCTTGATCTCTTGCGTGATCAAGTCGCCCAGCTCATCGATCCGTGGGTGCGTGTCGGCGTACCGGTCAATCGCACTGCGGGTATGCGTGAACTTGCGCTCATACTGCATTTCTTGGATGCCCTGCGCAAGCGTGTTCACCATCGAGTGCAACTGCCCGATCTGGTGGCTTTGCGCGGTCTGGGCGTTTTCGGACTGCGTCAGCTTGTGCTGTTCCGGGGTCTGGTTGAGGTAGGCCCAAGCCAGGTCACGGAAAGTCAGCTTCTGCCCGTCCGGCGAGCGCAGGTTCAGGTTATGCGTGATGACGTCGAAGCCGCCGAACGGATCTGCGCGCAACTTCTTTTCCATCGTGGTGTAGTTGTCGAGCGCTCGCTGCAGCGTGGTGCCGTGTTCCTTCGCCATCTGCTCGTACTGGCGGATGGTGTTCATGGTCTTGTGGTCGGATTGATAGCGCAGGAACGCCTCGCCGAACTCCTTGTGCATGCGGTGCACGTCGCTGCGCACGTTCACCGGCGTCGCCGCCCAATCCGCCTTGGCATGCGGGGTCATGCGCGCCAGCGGCTCGCGATATGGCTCGTTTTCCGGCAGCTGCCGATATTCCGGCTGCCCGCTAGCCTGCGGCGAACCTGCCGCTAACCTGCCGCTAACCTGCGGCGAACCTGGCTCGCTCTGCGGCGTACCTTCAGGTGCGCGGGCCGCGAACCTGCCGCGATCGCGCGGCTGATCGCTCGGCGGCCGCTTTAAATCGATCTTCTCGGATTTTTCCCGTTCCGGTTTGGTCTCCTCAGGCG